CCACCTTCCCCCGTGTCGCCGTAACGGCCTTGTAGGGCAGTCTGCGCGACCCCTGCGCCCGCCGAGCGGTCTGTATCGTCGCCTCAACCATTGCCCCGCCGTAATTCACTTCGCCGACAATCACATCCCCCGCATGCCGATCGAATGCATCCACGGCGACTTTGCCCCAGGTCGCAGGCCCCGCCTTGACCGTGCAATCCTCCAGAACGTAGGCATTTCCGTCGGTGCCGAGTGCGGCGACGATGATCCCGATTGCATCGTTGTCGGCATTGTCCACGTCGCCAGAACCGGACGGATCAACTCCGACCACCACACGCACAAAGTCAGGCAGATCGCCGTCCAACACGCGCCATTTCTCAATCGTCTCGTCGCTGAAAAGCTGATTCGGCGTCGCGTCGGCGAATTCGCCAGCGAGGAAACGCTTTTTCAACCGCGGCGAGAGTGCGTTGAGCGTCGCCATGTATTCCGCCGGCAGATTTTCCGCGTTATCTTGAGGATTCATTTGCATCGAAACGTAATCGTCAGGATGCGATAGCGGCAGGCGCGTATCCGGATTTATTTTCTGAATGAAAAGTTTGTACGCCCAATGCGATTTGCTCGGCGGATTACAGTCATAGTAGGCGCGCGGTTTGAGCATCGACGGCGCCCTGTTCGTCATGTGCTGTTCTATCATCTGCGCTAAGCGCGTCGTTGCGGTCTCGCGCGCCGCGAACGGAATCTGCGAACACTCGTTAAAGAAAAGCGTCGAGTGATCCTGCCCTAAAATTTTGTCCACGCGGTCTTTGTCGTCAAGTCCACCAAACCAGATTTGGGATTTTCCTACCTGCGCTATCAGGTTGCCGCCGACATGATACGGCACGTCCGGGTAAGCGAGCGCCATCACGCGCGGGAAAGTCTGCTGCACCACGCTCGATACGCAATGCGACAAGCGGAAACGCAGCACCGCATGCGTGGAGCCCGGCGCCTTCAACGCGCGCATGACGATGTTGCGCATCAAGAGGAAAGTTTTTGCGGATCTGCTGCCGCCATAAAGCAGGATATGCGTCGCATCGCCTGCGCAGATTGTCTGCGCCTGTTCCTGTTTCTCGGTGAGCGCAAAGGCCATCAGAGCGCCTCGTCGCGAGCTGTGGCGTTAATCACCACCTGGAACAATCCGCCGTCCGCCCCAGTGATCGCCTGCGGCACCTTCCCATCCAGCCGCTCCGCAAGCATCTGCGTCGCCCACGGCACGCCGGACGCGGCGAGAATCAGCAATTTCTCGGCGCATTCGCGCACCCGCTCGCCATCGTCCTGCGCAATCGCGCGGTAAAGCGCATCCAGGAAAATCGGCCCGCGCTTGCGATCGTTGTTGTTTTTATTCCCGAGCGGTGCACCGCGCTTCGCCATTTGCGCTAACTTTCAAGGACTTGAAATAGCGCACACTACGCCTACGTGGCGGCAATTGCAATAAACGCATGTTTGTGCTGACAGATGCTATGCTCATATCGCTGGTCCGTGGAGACGGTGCGAAGGTCCTGGCGCCTGATATCGCCAGGGCCGCCAGCACTCACTCAACTGCTATCAGGAGCACATCATGTCGAACGGAAATCTTGAAAAAGCACGCGCACGTCAAGCCCAACTGCGTGCCGATGGCTTGGAAACACCAAGGGTCACGCTTCAGCGCGCAAAGGCGGTCCGACTCTATTTCCGCCAGCACCACGGCGTAGACGAGAACTCAGGCATGGAAGGTGTCCAACTTCTGCGCGATGACGCCAACCGCGACTTCAAACTCGCGCAGGACCGCGCGAAACAGGTAGGCTGGCCCGCAGTCGTCGCCGAAACCTGCTGGAAGTGCGAGTGCGGCGACGATGACCCAGGCGCCGGGCAACGCATCGCCGATTGCAAGGCCCCACACTGCGCTATCCACCCGGTTCGCCCAAAAACGGCGATCCACCGCCCGCCGACTTTGCCCGAGCCGTACTAAACCCGCGATAAGCGTCCAAATTCCTTGCTAAATCGACGTTTCCAAGACCTTACCCCCTTCCGGCATACATCCGGGTATGCCGGAAGGGTTGACCCTTGAAACGGTGCGACTTGCTGAAAACATACCTAGCCTAGCCGTGGACTATCCCCTAGGCATAGGGATGGATGCCATCAAAACGGCTGCTGCGACAATTCAGCCTTCGGCCCGAGAATGAGCGCCGGCTCAGGCGCGGGTTTGCCCTCTGCCGTCAGCGCAATCGCCAGAGCGCTCCATTTGTCATTCCCGGTGATGCCATGCAGGGGGCCGGGGGACTTCTTGTACCCGATCGCCGCCGCCTGGCCTCCGAAACGATCCACAATCGCAGCGCGAATGTTGCTGTCGCCCGCCTTGGCGGTCCCGCAGTGAAAGAGCTTCACCTCGCGCCGGTACATCAAACGCACCACGCCCCCGCGCGCTTCCCACGCCTCCCGGAAGCGCCCCGTCCACATGCAAGTCTCAAACACCTCGCGTCCCACAGCCATACCGTAGCTCGCTATGGCTTCGATCGCCAAGAGCGGCTTTGCCGGCCACTCGCTACGCAAGCGAAATAGCAGCGCCTCGTTCGCCTCCTTCGCGTGACTGTGCGGCACGCCGTCCACGAGCAGCACCCACGCCGATTCGGTTGTGCCTGGGTCGAGGCCGGTGACGATCACGCCGCCGCCTTCCTCGGGCGCCCGACCTTACGCCCAGGTACCACCTTGCCAGTGCGCACCCGGTGCTCGCGCACGATCGCAGCCATGCACGCCTTGCAGTAGCTCTGCAAGCCGTCACGCGTGGAGCGGTTCGCGGCAAACTTCGCCGAGCGAAGCTTCTGCTGGCAGTTGGCGCACCACTTCATCGGCAAACTCTTTCACAATTTCCGCTGCCAGTCAATCGCCCAGAAAGTTTTCCGCAGTTATCCACAGATTTACGCACAGCCGATTTGCCGGCGCCGCTCGCTGCTCGAAAGTCTGCCTGCAAGGCGCGGTCCAAACCGGTCCAATATCGCCTGCCATGCAGTCAAATAGCGGGCGCACTGTTTTGGTGCTGAATGCCCCGCTCCGAATTACCAACACATAGGCGAGCGCAGCGAGCAATTGTGCGGCCTCATGGCGCTAGTTTTTGGAACGGTGGTCGAACCGCGCAATGTTCTGGTTATGGTCTGGTCTGGTGGTTGAATTCCGGTTGACCTTCCGGTTGGTACGTCGGTTAAACACTGGTTGAACGGTGGTTGAACCGGCGTTTAACCGTGGTTTGGTTTTTTCAAGCTAGCTTGACAAAAATATCAAGCTGGCTTACGCTCTCAAGTATGCTTAAGGTTTTGGCTATTCAGCACTTCGGAACCGCTACTGCGCTCGCTCGTGCGCTAAATATCACCGTCCAAGCGGTTTCCGACTGGGGCGATTTTGTGCCGGAAGGTCGAGCCTACAAACTCCAAGTAGTCACCGGCGGATTGCTGCGGGTTGATCCGTCACTTTACGATAAGGACGCCAAGGAAACGGTCAATGCTTGAACGCTTGCCGTGGTTCAAGTTTTGCCCGGCCGATTATCTGCTGGACACTTTGGACCTTACCCACGCCGAACACGGAGTTTATTGCATCCTGGTTTTTACCTATTATTGGCAAGGCGGATTGCCTTGTGATCGAGAGCAGTTATATCGCGTTGCGCGAGCGCACGAATCATCGTCTCAGACAATTGTTGAACGAATCATCAAACGGTATTTCCACGAATCCGATGGAAAACTGATCCACCATCGCATTGAGCGTGACCTGGAAAACCTTCGCGAATTCCTGGTGCATCAATCCGAGGCCGGCAAAGCGTCAGCGGCCGCTCGCCGTAAAACCCCGGCCAAAAAAAACACGACACATAAAGGCAACGGCGCCGCATTGCCAGGATTCTCTGCTTTCTGGGAGCCCTATCCGCGCAAGGAAGCAAAAGCGGACGCGATTAAAGCATGGTCAAAGTTGAATCCTGACGATGCACTACAGGCGCGCATCATTGCCGCCGTCGTAGCACAAAAAAACAATGGGCAATGGTCTAAGGAAAATGGAAAATTTATCCCCTATCCGGCCACTTGGTTGACCGGGCGCCGATGGGAAGATGAATCACCCAAACCACCTGAAAGGACGGTCGCAATATGATAATTCCGCACGATGAAATCCGCGCCGAGGTTATCAAGCTTTACGAGGACGGCGGTTTTCCAAAAGGCTGTTCTACCGGCTGGCCGAGCGTGGATAAGCTCTACACCGTGGCGATGGGGCAATGGACGCTGATAACCGGAACACCTGCAAGCGGCAAGTCGAACTGGCTCGATGCGCTGCTCGTCAATCTCGCCAAGCGCAGCGAGTGGAAATTCATCATCTACAGCCCGGAAAACTGGCCGCTTGCCCTGCACCATTCAACCCTGCTCGAAAAGTACCTTGGCAAGCCGTTTAACCCAGGCTTGACGCCGCGCATGGACCCAGAAGAACTTGAAGCGGGCGAAGAATGGCTGCGCGGGAAGTTCAACTTTGCCAAGCCTGAAAAGCCTGACTTGGTTTCGATCCTGCAGGAGGCGGTGACGCATTTTCAATATCCAACTGGAACCGTGCGCCACTTCAATGTTGGCGTGGTCGTCGATCCATGGAATCAACTGGAGCATTTCAGAATTCAGGGAATGAGTGAAACGGAATGGATAAGCCTCGAATTATCCGAACTAATTCGCGTCTGCCGGGAGGCGAATATTCACGTATGGCTTGTGGCGCACCCGGCGAAAATGTTCCGCGATCGCCAAACCGGTAAACTGCCGGTGCCCACGCCAAGCGACGTATCAGGCTCCGCGCATTTCTGGAACAAGGCCGACAACTGCATCACGGTATGGCGCGATCAGGCCGAGGACTCT